ACCTGAGCGTAGAGTTGTCATTGCAACTGTGTCGATAGAATCGGCTAGGTTGTATGCAATGATGTTAGCAATTGCTGGGTCTACATCTGCAAGTGAGAAGAGTTCCAATGCGCGAGTTACTAGAACTGCGTTACCGTACTCATTAAGTGTTACTGTGATAGAGGTTGGTGTTGTCAGTGCTACTGCATCTGGGTCAACTGTCTCTGTCAGTGTTCCTGTTACTGTATCTAGGTCAACGTACTTCTGTAGAACTACTGTTGAACCTGGAATTGATTGACGTGCGGGGCGCTTATCTGCGACAGAACGAATTAGGGGTTCTGAACGGAGAGCGAACTCGAGAAGGCGGTCATACGCCTTTTGTACGAGACCAGCGCCGCCTACTGTACCGCCGAACGAACCGCTCGAGGTATCTGTATATGCGTTTGCCATGTTTTTTAGTCTCCTTGACTATGAACGGATATTATTGTTGCGATTGAAGAAAAGCAATAAAATCTTCAGCGCTCTCAAAATTGCCATTTAGTCGAGCGTTCATATCATTTGCTTTATCTGGCGAAATACCCTGCTGCGTAACAATGTCTTGCTGGCGTAATGCCGCAAGATTGTTTTCGTCATTGTTTGACTTAGGCTGATACCCAATTAAATCTCCATTGTCAGATAGCCAATTATTAATTGACTCTTCATTAACTTCGGATATGTCCTTTAGGATTAGCCGTGCTGCTTTAGTATTTACGCCCTTCTTTTCAAGGACTTCCTTAACGGTTGACTCACGCTGCGCCTTGGAAAATACCTCAAGTTGCTCTGTGAGTTCTTTAATACGTTTTTCATCCGAACGCTTTGCCTTCCGTAACTTCTTTACCAAGTCACTTCCGTCAGAGTTATCGATGTCTGTATCAAAGTCATCGTCTTCTTCATCCCAGTTGTTGTTGCTCATAGCAACCCACCCTTCTATTCGTTGTTAGTTCGCAGGCCACAGTTCAGTTCGGGGAAACTGGCTGGCTCCTACTATCGGTCTATTACGCTGCATGGGGCCGATAGGTCCATGTCAGGATTTTAGATTTGTCCTACGCTTGATGTAGTAAGACTTGTTCTGTTAGTTCCACTTGAACCACCAAATGCTGCAACTTCTCGTTGAGTTAACTTCTGTCGTCTACGCTGAGCAGAGGCAAGTTGATTAAATACTTCTTGCTCTGCCTGTCCAAGGTCATAACCTTCAAGGGTTGTACCATAGATATCAGATAGTCTCTTAGCATCAGGAAGGATATCTGCAATAGTTGCATAACCCTTTTGTGCTTCTGCTTGGGTAACGCCTTGTGCAGCCAATTGCTCAGCAACTTGAACGCCAGCGTTAATACCTTGACGTGCTGCTGCAACACCAATCTCAGCAGCCTGAACCTGACGTTCAATCTTCTGAAACTGTTGATTAGGGTCAAGCACATAAGCAACAAGGTCATTCTGACCAATGTTATAAAAGTCTTTTAACTGCTTAGTAATTGCTGGGTCAGCATTTTGCACACGCTGAACAGCAGTAACAATACGGTTAGACAATTCATTAGCAGAAATATCGTTAGCAATAAACTGAGATACATAATCATCAGTATCAAATTGCTTTAAGCCATATGCTCGCAATGCTTGGCGATAAGAATCTTCCATACCAATGTATGTTCCAGCATCTAAAACCGATAATCCCTTTTTTAAACGCTCAGTATTTGCCTTAAAGCGTTGCTTATACTCTGGTGTTTCTTGTAGTTCAAAAGCAATAGTTGATTCTGTTGAACCATTAATTACTAACTCTCTAATCTTAGGAACTAAAGATTCCAAACCATACTTAGAAAAACGTGCAGTTAAACTAGTTAAAGCGTTTTCTTTACGCTGCCTTTCTTCAAGGGCTTTTTGTTCTGCTGCTGCTGTTGTTGTTCCAGTAACCTGTTTGTTTAATGCTGCAATTTGGTCTTGTAAGGATTTAATTAAAGCGGTAGTTTGAGCATCTAATCCTGTTGGAACAACAGTACTTGTAGTTGAAGTAGTTGTTGTAGGAGTAGTAGTTGTAGGAGACACAGCCGTTGGTGCATAAATAGAATACTTACCATCAGCACCTTGTATAAAACTTGCACCATAAGTTTGTGATGAATTAGGCCCAGTTGCTACAGATAATTGATTATATTTTCTTCCATTTTTATCTGTAAGTGTTTCGATTCTATATGCTAATACTCCAGAAGATGAACCAAAAAATTGTTCTAGTTCTTTAGGAAATGGTCCAGCAGTAAATCCTGCGGGAAATTTGCCTGTAGTTGTCGCAGTACTTGTAGTTGCTGTAGTAGTAGTTGCTGTAGTAGTAAATTTTTTATTTATTACTTCTTTTGATGGTGAAGTAACTCTACCAGTTACCGCATCAAAGTAATCACTAAGTGCTCCACCATACAAATCAACAAACTGTTGAGCAGTTGCTTTTGCATTATTATAAGCAGCAATTTGGTCTGGAGTTCTTTGTGCTGTTGATGTTCCAGGAACACCAGTTTTTAATCCAGTACCTTGCACAAGATTGCCTTGTGCATCATAAATATTTCCATACTCAGTTGTACGAGTTGCTGGAATAGGCTTGCCAATAGGGAATATTTCTTTGTACTCACCAACACCACCCGCACCTGTGCGAACAAACTCCATTGTTGCGCCCGCTGCTTTACCTTCTTTAGTAAGTTCAGGTTTAGGTTGCGCTTTATAGGCAGCAGTAATTCTAGCGTTGGCTTCTGTTGCTGTTTCACCTGGTAAACGATTAGCGCGGTCTGTTGACTTAGCACCAGATGCTACTTGAGCACGGGTTGCTTCATCAATTTCTTCTTGTGTCATTCCTTTAACTGGCATTACATCATCACCTTCCAGTCTCTAAGAATACTGGAACCAATTTCATTAAAACTATCTTGTGCGTTTTTGGTGTATAGGTAATCATCCTGTGACTTCATAATCTTTTCTGCTTCCCACAAAGGAATAGGAACTGGTTGCTTAGTTTTTGGGTCTACATACTGAGTTAACTTCATAAAAGTTGGATTACTCCACTGAACAGTATCTGGGTCTACGCCATAAATTGTTGCATAACTTTGCTTAAGTGCTGATGTTTGTGATGCTAAACTTCTACCAGCCATAATTCCAGGAGCATAGGCTGCATAAGCACTAGCAGACATGTTACGAATTTCTTCCTCAATGTCATCATCGGTTGTTCTACCAGCAAATAAATCTGTTGACTTTTGTTCCCACCAAGACTTATTAAGTAACTGATTAACACCATAGTCATCAGCATAAGTCTTAAGGGTATTAACCATGCCAAGAGTAGTGCCACCAATAGTGCCTAGTTTTCCAGAGTTAAGAATTTTTACATCTAATTGATTTTCATCTAAGCCAGAATCAAAACCTTCTTCAGTTAACTTATTAAAAGTATCATCATCTAAATTAATACCTTTGGTAGTAAGTCTTTTACGCTGGGCTAAGCGATATGCATCAAGCAACTGGTCATACTGACCGCGTGCAGTAGCCTTTAAACCTTGACGGCTTTTGCCAGTCTCAGTTATATTTTTATAATAGTTACTAGCAAAATACTTAAGTCGTGCTTCTGTATAATCTTTCTTTAAAAATAAATCATAGATTTCTCGTAGTTCTGGAAAAGCACCAATAAGTGATTCGGTTAAACCAAAGGCTAATGCCTCAGCCTTGCCATCAACAGATGGCGTTTCTGTAGTTTCTGTGCTTGCTATAGCCTTAGGCTTACCATTAGGATACTTAAGGTCAAATTGTTCTCTAGCCCTAACTCTTTCAACACCAGTTAATCGGCTAAGGGCTTCAAGGTCTGCATCATATTGTATTTGCGCTGGAGTCTGAGCCACTTATCGTCCCTCCATTCCTGCTAGAAAACTAATAAAGTTAAGACTTTGTGCTTGGTTATAATCTAGTTTATTTTCTATTGGAATCTCTTTGCCTAACTCTGCCTGTAATTCAGCCTCTGAGAAACGTGGTGTTGTAGTACGTGTTACTTCCTTACCACCTTCTTTAATAGTGGTTAAACTACCTTCTTTAATTCGTTTCATGGCACGGTCAGTTTTGGCTTTAATAATTTCTGGGTCTACTTCTTTTTGAAGTTCTTCCATATAAAAATCTTTAACCATTGCTTCTACTACATCACGGTCTATAAGTTCAATATCACGAACTGGTAGGTTTTTCTTACCATCGCCATCACCAGCCGCTGGTCTACCACTTAACCACTTATCAAATGTAGGAAACTTTGTTGTACCTTCTACAGTATAAGCATCTACAACCTCTGTTGTGAACTCATTAGCAGCAGATAGCACACCACTGTTAAGTGCAGTTTCGCTACGAGTGTTAAACTCTCGCTCTGTTATATAACCAAGGTCAAGCAATTGCTTTCGCAATGCTTCCTTTTGATTCTTATATAATCCACGAATTGCCTTGACTACCTGTGTTTTGTTAGCAAAACTATAGTCAAGACCATTTGGATTAATTATTAAAAATCTTTGTTCTGTTTCTCCGCCAATAAGAGTCTGAAGAATACGAACTCTACCGCTTGGGTCAAAGTCTAAAAAGTATTTTGGTTGTGAACCGCCAAAGTTTGTTTCAAGAGAGTTCTTTTGGTCACGACTAGCATTAGCCTTATTAGCATTAGCCTTGTCTTTTGCCGCCTGCTGAGCACGGGCTTGGTCTGGTGAAGAAGCAGCCATTATCTATTTACCTCCGTAGGACCTGCCGTATTAACATCTCTTGAATATGAATTAAGTAATGGTTTAAATATCAATCTATTTGCTTCAGAAATTGCTGGGCTAGACTTAACTAACTTGTCAATAATTTCTACTATTTCTAGTTTTCTTTGTTCTTTAATTTGAGTAAAGTCATAGCGTCTACCCATAGATTCATCCTCAGCCATAACAACAAAGGATGCTACTTCTTCAAGAATTAGTTTCATGGCCTTACGAGTCTGCGCATCAACAGGAGTTTTATTACTATTGATTGCCTCATTAAGGGCCTTAAACTTCTTACCTAGTTCGCCACGCTCATTAATAGAACCATTAATAGCAGCCTCTAGGTAAGGATTAGAAGTAATTAAATCCTTTTTAGATTGAGCAGCAATGTTAATTAACTCTTTGCGTTCTTGTGTTATGCCAACCGCTTCAAGTCTTTTTTCTAATTGATTGCCGATTTCAAAGTATTTTTCTTTATCTTCTGCAATTTGAAGGCGTAGTAAGTAATCCTCAAACTCTGGTAACTTAATTAAACCTTCTGCTTGTAGCCAGTTATAAACATCTGAGTTATAATCACCAGCACGTGGCGCAAACAAATAAGCAACTTCTTTATAGGTATCTACAAAGGACTTGTTTTTAATAGCCCAGTCTTTAACCTCAGTTGTCTGTGCAATAAATACTTTGTATTCCTTATCGGTGCGTGGCACTGTCCAGATTACCTTGCCTGGATTTTTGCCTACAAATGTAGCAACTGCTAGGTCAAATACATCGCTAACATCATCACCAGCATTACGAAGAATGCCATTGTAAATATCCCAGAACTCTGCCTTAAAGGATGTAATGCCAACCTTACGCATGTATGCAGGTAGGTCTTTACTTTCCTTAAATGTTGGCATACCTGGAGATATATAACCCAAGATAGTGCGACCAATCATAATATTGCTAACAGAAATCTTTAAATTATCAAGGTATTTTTTCTTTTCTTCCGCTGTGGCATCCTCTGAAATACCCATTCCATTAGCCTGGAAATAAGCAATTGCCTGAAGGGTTGCAGTTGTAGTTTGTCTATCCCACTCATATGGAGTAAGCGTTGACAGTGCACCCATACTTGTATCAACAAGCATAGGTGTTATTGCTTTTCTAAATGTCATTGAATCAGCAAAAGAGCCTAATCCAATCTGACCAACTATGTCAGCGGCTTTTTCAAACTTAGGTTGTAGTTCTGCAACTATGCCTTCTTGACTTCCAGGTAAAATTCTTTCGGCAAATGGAACTATATTACGTAGTAATGCACGAACAGAAAGAATACTTACCGCTCCAATAGGACCAGCAAACGCTGGTTGACCAGCATCTGGTGCAAAGGATGGGTTAATTAAACGCAACTTTAATGTGATGTCATTAAATGTTGGTATGTTAAATGTCTTGTTGCCAGTTAGAGTACGAATAACTGGTTCAATTGCAGAGTTAATAATAGTATCTGTAGGAAATACAACATACTTGTCTCCCTTATCATCTTCGTAAACATCTCCTGCTGCATCTAAACCAGTATTTAATAAACGCAAACGATACAAGGTGCGTAGTGGTGCCTTTGTGAATAGACGATACATGCGGCGATGAAAGTCTTCTGTTGCACGGTAGAATCTACCAACAGAACGGACCGATACTGCAAAGTTAGACTTAACTTCTGGGTTATCTACATACTCTAAAAGTTTTTCGCTTGAGTCTTTAAAGGCAATTTCAACA